GTACAGTCAGAATAAGTTTACTAACCAAAATAAGTTTTTGGCAGCCTATACTCTGTGGGGAACTGATGCTAAAGCAAGAGAAGCAGCTAATATAGGGAAGGATGCAGTCTATCAATGGAAACAAGACCCAGACTTTCTGCAAAAATACTCACAGGCTAAAAAAGATTTCGGAGAAGCTATAGAACATAAAGCTTACCAGCTTGTTTTACACATGCTTACCCCAGAAGAAGGCGATGAAGGTAAACTAGAATACCACGCACAGGCAAGATTCTACCAAACACTAACTATGTTCGTACTAAATGGTATGTTCCCAGAGAAATATAAAGACCACAAAGGCGCAGAACAAGAAGCAGGAGATATTATGAAGTCCTTTAAAGATGCCATTAAAACTGCTGCCAAAGAAGAAAAGAAAGAATCTGAAAAACCAAAACTAGAAATGGATTTGAATAATATAATGAGGAAAGGTAGCAAGGGATGACTACTCAAAAAAATGATGTAGTAAACGCACTATTCAGTATGGTAAATTTTTCCCCTACTCAAGCACAAGTCCCTATAATAAACTCAGATAAACGATATATCCTTGTAGCTGGTGGAGAACAGGCAGGTAAAAGCATGATCGCTAGTAAATATTTACTATCAAGAGTGTTTGAAACAGAAGGCAAAGGTCTTTATTGGCTTGTCGCTGCTGACTATGAAAGAACAAGAGCTGAATACGAATACCTTGTAGATGATTTTTCTAAACTCGGTGTGCTAAAGAAAGCATCTAAACGAGTTGACCCTGCTACAATAGAACTTGTAGACGGAACACTTATACAAACTAAATCGGCTAAAGACCCTCGTACCTTAGCTATGAGAGCGCCTAACGGCATCATAGGGTGTGAAGCATCACAGTTAGATTTAGAAACCTTCCACAGACTACGAGGAAGATGCGCTCCCAAAAGAGCTTGGATGTTCCTAGCTGGTACTTTCGAAGGATCACTCGGTTGGTATCCACAAATGTTTCAGACTTGGCAGTACGGAGAAGATGACTCACAGTCCTATTCCCTACCCTCTTACACTAATAAACACTTATACCCAGAAGGGGAAACAGACCCAGAGATATTAAAACTACAACGAATGACATCAGACGATTTCTTTAAAGAAAGAATTATGGGGATACCTTCCCCACCACAAGGATTGGTATTCTCAGAGTTCAGACCAGATACTCATGTACAAGATGTCGAGTATATACCAGACGAACCTGTACACATATGGATAGATCATGGTTACGCTTCTGCTTATGCTGTATGCGCTGTTCAAATTATTAACGATCAAGTCAGAGTATTCGATGAGATATATGAACAGAATTTAATTACAGAAGAGATAATTGATATCGCTATGCAAAAAGATTGGTGGAAAGATGTACAGTTTGGTGTCACAGATATTGCAGGGTATCAACACCAAGCTATGTCAGCAGTAGCAGAAGTGTGGCTGGACAAGGCAGGACTATATATGCTCAAACTAGACCCCACTACACACGAACCTAAAATAATAGTTTCCCCTCATGCAAAAGGTCTGCTGTCAGAACTTGGCTTTGCTCCAAATCCTTTTAATGGACAAACACAAGTTTATAAATGGAAGACAGATCGTGACGGAAATGTGGTTGGCAATCAGCCAGAAGATAAGTATAATCATAGTGTTAAGGCACTTATATATGGTCTTGTCAATAGATTTGGCTATAGTTATTTAGCTAAACGCAACAGTATTCCTGTAAGAAGGTGGAGATAATATGGCTAAGAAACCAAAGGCTGAAGAAATAATAAATAAAGTTGAAGCGCATTACGACTCAACTGAACCTTTAAGATCAAGAATGGATCAAGATTATTCTATTTATCGCCTAGACCCATACGATGCAGGAGAAGATTTTCACAATTACACATCCAACGAACCAGCAACATTTGCAGATAAAATAGTTTCTTTCCTAAACGCATCAGAACTAACTGCTCGTATCCCTGTTAACTCACAGGAAAGAGAGCAACGAGAATCTAATGACCAGAAAGAAAGATTCTTTATTGGCACACTACGAAGCGCAGACGAAAGATTAAAGATGGCTATACAACCAGATGTTAAATCACAACTTGCTTGGTACATTACCCTTCGTGGGTGGTACGCAGGCAGAGCTTTGCTAACTAAAAACAAAGAAGGAAAAACATTTGTAGATATAACACCATTCGATCCTATGCACACATATTGGTCGTCTGGTTATGACGGATTAATGTGGGCGTGTTATAAAACTAAACGATCTAAAGAAATGATAGAATCACAATACAATGTCAGATTAAATATCTCTAATGACTATGACGATTGGATAGAAGTATATGATTACTACGACAGAGAATATAACATGGTTGTACTCTCTAATGGTAAAGTAGTTAAGAAAGCTACACCACACGGCTCTCCTAATGTCCCTGTATTCTTAGGAGCAGTAGGAGCAAACCCAGAAATACAAGCACTCAATCAAGCAGTAGCGATTGACGATACCATAAAAGATTATGGAGAATCTGTATTCAGACACAACAGAGATATATACGACAAAAATAACCTTATGATGTCCATAATGCTGGAGCTTACTGCTCGTGCAAGACGACAAGGATTAAAGATTAAATCAAGAGATGGTACTAAAACTTTAGACGAAGACCCTTACAAAGAAGGTACTGAGATATCTTTGGCACAGGGAGAAGATGTAGAACCATTAGGACTGATGGAAATGTCTAGGGAAACAGGAGCTTTCTTAGGATTGCTATCTGGAGAACTACAACGAGGAGCATTGCCACACAGCATATACGGAGAATTACAATTCCAACTATCTGGCTTTGCTATCAATACCTTACGACAAGGTATTAACTCTATACTAGAACCAAGAATAAAAGCACTTGAAGCTGCATACACAAGAATATGTATGCTACTCAACGATCAATACTTAACAGATGCTTTTGATAGTATGCAATTATCTGGAGAAGATATGAATAGAAATTACTTTTCTGAAGAAATAACTCCAGATGCTATACGAAACGCAGGAGATATTGTTATTAAGTTTGTGGGTCAACTACCAGAAGACGATATGTCTAAGATGAGCATGGCACAAATGGCTAGAGAAGGTCAGAGTCCATTGCTACCAGACTTGTTTATCAGAGATAAAATACTTGGATTACAAGATGGAGATTTAGTTGACGATGCAATAAAAGAGCAACAGGCAGAAAGAACTTTGCCAGAAGCTACCCTTTATACATTGTTATCTGCATCAGAGAATAGAGGAAGAGATGATCTTGCTCAGTTCTACTATGGAGAATTATTACATATATTAAGACAAAAGGAAATGGAAAGGTCACAGGCTGAACAGGCTATGCAACAACCTCAAGCTCCAGAAGGAGCTACACCACCTACAGCAGACCCTAGAGTTATGCCTAACGCTATGATGGGCGTACCACCTCCCACACCAACGCCACCACAGGGAACAGTAGCGCCAGAAACTCCAAGACCTAATGCACAAGAGGGAGAAATATAATGTCGCCAGATCAAATATTAGCTTTAAAAAAACAAGGAGCAAGTAACGATGCAATAATAGCACAGCAAGCTATGGACATTGCAAACGAACAAGGTGTAGATATGGGAGCTGCAATGCAAGAAGCACGCAGAAATATACAGGCATTAGATGCTGCAGTTATTGCAGGAGATACTGCACAGGAAGAAGCAGGGTTAGGTTCTCCGACAAGACCAATTACAGATTTGTCTATTGGTTCTTTTTATAGACCTAGTGTTGAATTAGAAAAAAGATTACAAAAAGAAATGCCAACTGTTCTTCCAGCAACACCTGTGCGTAGTCCTCTTGATCCTTTAGCAAAAGAATCTGCTGCAGCCAGAGCTGCGTTACCACCTTTAGCAGGAATGCAACAAGCTAGGTTAGCTAGTGATGCGTTAAGTCCTGCGCAAAGATACGCAATGAGATTTGGAGATACAGGAGCTTACGACATTACAGGTGGAGATTTAAGAAACATAGACACAGCAGCAAGGTCTGCATTAAATGATTTGTCTTTAAGTAATTTTAGACAAATTGAAGGAGGACTAAACGATACATCTATATCTGATACTCCGTCTTATCAAAGATTAAGAGATTTAGGCTACACAGATACTCAAGCAAATGCAATTGCAAGACAAGACTTAAATTTAGATATAGATTCAGCAATGGAAGTAACAGCAAAACCTAAACCAACTGCAACAGCTCTTCCTAGTGAAAGCCAACCATTTGGTGGTGGAGCAAGAAATACAGCAGAGTATACTGATACTTTAAATATGAAAATGCAAAATGACAGAGTAAACAATCAAATTGCTTTGTATGAAGATGCAATAGAAAATACTCAAGG